ACAAACAATTGATTGGTGGTACACAAGATCGTAAAGACATCAACAAGTATTTGAACATTGAAAATATCATTCGTGATATTCTTTCGGAAACACGTTGACATTATGAAAATCAAACTAAGCGAAATTGCAAAGAAAGTAATGGAAACAAACAGACCTGCACCAATCATGCTGAATGGAAAGCAAGTTGAAATGGGCTCAATCGAACTTGCGGACGTTGATCCAAGAGATTTTCCAGATTTTTCAGATGCGTATATCTCACACGCCGAGTATGTTGATGGAACTCCATTGACAGCTCAGGAAATTGAGCAGTTGGAAAAAGAAAATTATGGGTTGGTCAATGATCTGGCTCACGGTAACATTTTCTAACAAGTTGATATATATTTATAAAACATGAACAACAAGATAACCAATCCACTTCTTAAGCAACTTATTTCTGAAATTGCTAGTAAAGCAAATGAAGGAAGATTTGGATACAATCTTGTAAAGGAAGCAGACGCTAAGAAAGAAGATCCATTGGGTGATATACTTGGTGGAGAAGGTGGCGGTGAAGGCGAAAAGCAAGCGGTACCATCAGCCGCTCCATCAGCTGCACCAAAGGCACAGGCAAGTAAAGACGCTGCAACTGCTCCTTCGACGGATGCTGCTGCCGATGAAGCTGGTGCAGAAGATCCAAAAGAACTAGAAGCCGACGCCGCTAAGAAAAAAGCAGAGGTTGAAAAAGCAAAAGCTGATCTTAAAAAGGCAGAAGATGAGCTTGAACAAAATGCATATATCAAATTGAAGTCAGACAGCGGCGTCAAATATATGATTGGAAAAATTATTGGACAATCATTCAAAACAAATACCATAGATGCGTTGGCATCTGAAATGGCGCAAAAATTGAAAATAACAACTCCAAATGATGCAGATTTGTTTGAAAAAGATATGGCATTGTATAAAAGCATTCCCGGAATGGTTGAACTAATTGCAGCCATAAAAGAATTGGCCGTGGAAGAACCAAAATCTTCAGAAGAAAAATCTCCAGAATAAAATATCAATTTATGAATACATTGAAACTAAGACCACTTATCGAAAATTTTCAAGCTCCTTCAGAAGCTCCAAAAAAAGAATGGACCAGTGAATTAAAGAAAGCTGCATTGGAAAATATTGGTTGTTACAATGAATATGCTCAACATCTTCATCGCGAACAAAGTTTAATGGAAATATCACATAAGCTTTCTGAAATTGTAAAGAATGCCGAAGAACTTGCATTGCACGAAACAGAAAAATCATCTACCGACGGTAAACATTGGTTTGATGAGCAAACAGTAAGAAAAAATTTCGCAAACATGACCAAGGCTATTCAAGAATTCAACAAGTATGCAAAAGAAGCACACATTCTTGAACAAAGAATGCAAGCAACATACGAAGATATTGGTCATTTACTCGAACGTTATTACGAAGTAAAGAACCTTCAAGAAGGTCAGTCCGCAGTTAGCAAAATAGCAAAATAATAAAAATATAAAATATTTTGTATTTTTCGTAAATACATATATATTTATTTATTATAAAATGCATCATTATTTGATGCTTAGTCGGAATAAAACAATTTCTTGAAACTCTTAATAGTTTCATCAACAAAAGGATAAAACTATTATGTCAGATCTACTAAAACAAGCAATTGCCGACGCTAAAGCCGTCCGCGCAACTGCACTATCAAATGCAAAAGCTGCTCTAGAAGAGCACTTTGCACCAAAACTACAAAGCATGCTATCTGAAAAACTAGCTGCTGAGATGGCAGAAGAAGAAGCTGCTGCTCCAGAAGCTGTTGCTGCTCCAGAAGCAACACCAGCCGATGCCGCAGTTGCTCCTGCTCCAGAAGCTGCTCCTGCTCCAGAAGCTGCTCCTGCTCCAGCAGCAGAAGCTCCAGTTGAAGAACCAGCACCTGCACTAGAAGAAGAAGAAATTGAAGAATATCAAACTCTAGGCTCAGGACATCCTGACCCAGTTGAGAAGAGTGCTGCATTGGAAGAAGTAAAGAAAGCATCTTCAAATTACAAGGCAAAAACCAAGGGACACAAGACCGAAGATCATGGTCAAGAAGTTGTTGACGCAACAAAGTTGTCAACCGCAGGTGAACCAAAGGCAGCTGCCGACAGCCACAAAGCATCACCTGATTATACAAAGGTGACCGCTGGACACAAAACAGAAGATCCTCAAGGCGCTTCAAATGAAGTTGTCAAATTGGAAGAATCCGATGAAATTACAGAAGAATCATTGGATGAAATCCTAAAGGAACTTGAAAATTCAGTCAATGAAGTTGGTGGTATGGAAGAAATGGCCGCTCCTATGGAAGCAGCCGCTCCAGAAGCCAAAGAAGAAGTTGACGAAGTAATCAACCTAGATGAACTTCTATCCGAAGAAAAGGAAGAAGGCAAAAAGGAAGAAAAAGAAGAAGACGAAAAGGAAGAAGCCAACGAGTCCATCGTCAAAGAAAATCTTTCGTTGAAGAAGGAAATTGAAGAATACCGTAGCGGAATTGAATTTCTACGGAACCAGATCAATGAAATTAACCTGCTCAATGCCAAGTTGCTCTACACGAACAAGCTGTTCAAGGGAGCTAACCTAAGCAATGAACAGAAACTGAAAGTAATCGAATCATTTGACCTCACAAAGTCCGTTCGTGAAGCCAAACTCGTTTATGCTACACTAGCAGAATCCATCAATAGCGGTGCTAAGAAAGTTGAAACTCCTGTAAAGAAGTCTTCAACCGTCAAAAACATCACCGAGGGATTGGCCAGTAAGCCAGTTGCATCGACAAAACCAACAACAGCCGCTGTTCTTACAGAAGGTGCCGACATGGCAAACCGCTTTAAGAAATTGGCCGGTATTCGTAGCAAGTAAAAATCAACAATCAACCTTAACAAGGAAAAAATATGTCAGACATCAAATCACTACTAACTGAGACAACCAATCCAATGGTTAAGCTCATGAGCGAAACCCGTGGACTAGTGTCCAAATGGGAAAAGACTGGTCTTCTAGAAGGAATTAAGACCGACATGGAAAAATCACACATGTCGATTCTTTTGGAAAACCAAGCAAAGCAACTAATCGACGAAGCTACCCGCACTGGTACTTCAGCTAACTCCGAACAATGGGCAGGCGTTGCTCTTCCATTGGTTCGCCGTGTTTTCGCTGAAATCGCCGCTAAGGAATTCGTCAGCGTTCAGCCAATGAACCTACCATCAGGTCTAGTATTCTATCTAGACTTCAAGTATGGTACCAACCAAGCTGGAAAACCAGCATTCGTAAACCAAAGCTTGTTCGGTGGAACAGGAACAAAGTTGGGTTCAACCGACAGCGCAGTCAATGGTCTATATGGCCAAGGCCGCTTCGGTTACACCATCAATGACGTTTCTGGAAGCTCAAACTTCACAGGAACAGCCACAACTGGTTCATGGTTGGATGCAAAGTTCGTTCCAGAACTATCATCATCAATCGTTGCTACCGAAATCATCAAGATCACCGTTGACATGGATCCAGACACATATGGAACCGATCTAAATGGTGCTCGCGCATTCACGATCTCTGGATCTGGAATCGTTGATTTCTACCCAGCATTCACAAGCGTTTCTGGAAACAATGTTTCGTTCATCGTTTCTGGTTCCGCAATTGGTGCATCCCCATCCGTAAAGATCGTTTATCACAAGCAACCAGCACCAACAAGCCGTGGCGACTTCGAAGATCTCGGCGCAGGATTGCCAAATCAAACAGGTGTTGCCAATGACGTTGGAATTCCAGAAGTCAACCTAGAGTTGAAGTCCGAAGCCATCGTTGCAAAGACACGCAAGTTGAAAGCCGTCTGGACACCAGAATTGGCTCAAGACTTGAACGCATATCACTCAATCGACGCAGAAGCAGAATTGACTGCTCTATTGAGCGAATACGTTTCGATGGAAATCGACCTAGAAATCCTCGACATGTTGGTAACAGCCGCTCCAACAGCAACAACCGAATACTGGTCAGCACGTATCGGTGACGAATATGACACAACACAAAACAAGTTCGTCGCAACTGCTGCTAACCGTACAGCATACGTAAAGAGCACATGGTTCCAAACATTGGGCAACAAGATCCAAAAGGTCTCCAACAAGATCCACCAGTTGACACTACGTGGTGGAGCAAACTTCCTAGTTTGCAGCCCAGACGTTGCAACCATCATCGAATCCATCCCTGGCTTCACAACCAACACAGATGGTGACCAAGCAAAGTTCGCAATGGGCGTTGCCAAGGTCGGTGCTCTAAGCAACCGTTGGACAGTATACAAGAACCCATACATGACCGACAACGTCATGTTGGTTGGTTTCCGTGGAAGCAACTTCCTAGAAACCGGCGCTGTATACGCTCCATACATCCCACTGATCCAAACACCATTGGTGTACGATCCAGTGAACTTCACACCACGCCGTGGTGTGATGACACGTTATGCAAAGAAGATGATCCGCCCAGAATTCTACGGCAAGATCGTCATCGGTGCATTGAACGAAGTCTAATTCTTAATAGAGTTAAACTCCTAAACAAAAAGACCCGCAGAAATGCGGGTCTTTTTTATTGTATATATCATATGTATTTTTCGTACAAAATATTATGAAGAAACTAAAATATTTATTGTTAAGTTTGTTAACATTGGTATCCATTTTGGTCGCCAATCCTATTGATGACAAGGCATCAAAATTTGTTTTAAATGGTGCGCCAATTAGCAAAATTACAAAAGATAATCAATATTTGATCAAAAAAGTATATGCTATTCATTACAGATATGACAAGAAAACAGCAGAGTATGTAGTAGAGCGTCCTACAAAAGAAGATATACTTGGTGGAGCAAAAAGGCAGGATGATTTCAGACCAGATCCAGAAATACCAGAAAAGCATCAGTCAAAATTAAGCGACTATGCTGGTAATCCATATGATCGTGGTCATATGGTTCCTGCTGGAAATTCAACAAAGAATGCGGACACAATGAGTGAAAGCTTTTTTCTTTCAAACATGGTACCACAAGTTCCAAATCATAATCGCGGAATATGGAAGCAATTGGAAACATGTGTAAGAAATTGGGTGGTTGATGAGGGTAAGGATTTATATGTTATTAGTGGTACAGCATATAATCCAGATCATAAAACAATTGGTGAAAACAAAGTTGGGGTACCAGATTATCTTTGGAAAATTGTGATTGACGCAAAAACAAATACTTCTATATCATTTTTGTTTCCAAATACTTCATTACCTGTTGAAGATTTACCAAAGTATATTGTTAGTATTTCAGAAATAGAAACAAAAACAGGAATTGATTTTAATCCAAAAATGCCATCAAAGCAGCAAAAGGAATTTGAAGCCAGTAAAGCGGATCAAAAGAATTGGACTGGGCTGATCAAGAAATAAAAATATCAGCCACCTGATTTAAACACAGAAGCATTCCAATTCATTCTTTTCTTAACACCCTGATTGGTTGTTGTCTTATATTCTTTATGGTTTAAATATTCCTTGGCTGCGTCTTGGAATTTATATTGGTCCAATAGCTTCATTGTTTCTGGACCAAGATCTCCTTTTTTTCCAAACCCTCTGAATCCCGCATTTATAATTGCGATTTTGATTGTAAGAGGAAATGTATCAAATTTCTTCATGAGTCTTTTGGCAGTATCAATTGTTCTATTAATGTCTTTGTTCAACAATTTAATAGCTTCATCATCAGTAAGTCCTTTACTGAAATCTTCGCCTTGTTGTATTTTGTGACCATATGCAATAGTATCACTGCCACCTTCTAAACTTTTATGCGGAAACCATTTTTTCAATTGCTTGTTATATCCACCTCTTGGATTATCTTTGCTGTTTTCAAATTTCATGATTACGTTGGCCGCTTTTGATGCAACATCTTCTACCTTGGCCGTACCACTAAAATCAATATCGGGCTGCGTATAAGGCTTTCCAGCGGCACTTGACGCTGGTTGTGCATATGCGTGTTGCGCAGGAGGCATCACAAACTTTACTGGTGGTAAATCTGCCACAGGAGCTTCAATCAATTTTTGTTCTTTTAGTAAATCTTTTAGTTTGATGATACTCATATATATTATAAATATGAAGATGACCGAGTATTATGTCTCGCATAATAAATATTGCGATATAAACACGGACCATAACCATATTTATATAATATGGCAGACACATCGATAAATTACACCGTAGATCAGGATCGCGTGAGATGGCCGGGGTCTGGTTCCGCAATCACACCCGGAAGCGGCTCAACTCCTTTTGGATTTTACGATGGTGATGCAGTTTTTCAGTTGGACGCGCCGAATGCAGCAAAATGGGCGGCAACAAGATTGGGCTATCCAATCACCGACATTGAAATGATTGACAAAAATTTTTATGCATGTTTTGAAGAAGCATGTTTTGAATATAGCGCACAAGTAAATCAGTTTAATATTCGCAACAACATGGGTGTGTTGCAAGGAAGTTCAGCCAATGTTAATTTGACCCAAACAAATGTTGCAGCAAGTGGACTGCCACAATTGATCAGATTGGCTGAAGGATATGGAACAGAGTTTGGTGTTGGTGGAAAAGTAGATTGGAAAAAAGGATTTATACATGTTGAAGCAAAAAAGCAAACATATGATCTTCAGGCTTTGTGGGGAAATGTAAGTGAAAGTTTTGATCGTATTGAAATTCGCAGAATTTTTCATCAGATGCCACCCGCTGCTGCAAGAATTTATGATCCATTCAGCATGACTGGTATGAGCTATAGCAATGTATTGAATGAAATGGGATTTGCTGGGTATTCTCCTGCCACACAATTTTTGATGACGCCAATCTTTGAAGACTTGCTAAGAATGCAGGCAATTGAATTTAATGACCTTGTTAGAAAATCGGCATGGAGTTTTGAATTGGTAAACAACAAATTGAAATTATTCCCAATTCCAACATATGATTTCACGATGTATTTTGAATATCTGCTTGTGAAAGATCGCGACAGTCAGGGCATATACAATTCTGGTTCATTCTATGTTTCTGGCAGCAACACTGTTGTTTCATCATCTGTGATTGGAGATTATAGCAATGTGCCTTACAACAATATTCCATACACCACCATAAACAGTGTAGGTAAACAATGGATAAGAAAATATTTCCTCGCGCTTTGTAAAGAAGTGCTTGGAAGCATTCGCCAAAAGTATCAAACCATTCCAATTCCCGGAGCAGAAGTCACACTTGATGGTGGAGAATTGCGTCAAGAAGCATCGTCTGAAAAAGAAGCATTGATTACTCAGCTAAGAGAAAATCTTGAAGCCACTGGCAGAAAAGCTCAAATGGAACTAAGAGAAGCCGAGGCGCAACAACTTCAAGCAACACTCCAAAAAGTTCCGATGGGAATTTATATTGGATGAAACCTTTCTCGTTACTAGATCAAGTATTGTCCGAGAGTGAAAGAAAAAGAATGAAATTTGTCGGACTAAAAAG